AGACAATTTCACGAGCTCGCTATTTTGATCTGTCGAGTTTTCTGTCTTGCCAAAAACCCGGAGGAAATCCATCTGCGCGTCGCGTCCAGCCGTGTCCTTATCGACCTCGATGATTATGGCGTTGCCCATGTACCCGGTTTTCAGGTCAACGATATCGCCGTAAAAATCGTTGAGCAGAAACTCTTTGGCTTTTTCCCAATTCTCATAGTGCTTCGTCATCACGGGGACGCCTTCCTCGCTTTGCTTGTAGCGTTCGTAGAGCTCTTTCTGCTCCCCGCCCTCCCGGAGTTTATGCTCGGTAATGAGATCCTTCAACATATCTGAAATAACGGCCTGGTCCTGGGACTGGAGGAATCGGATGATATCGTCTGTATTTTGTGGCATGTTACCTCCGCGGCCTGTAGCCTCTGAATCCTTCACTGATCTTGGGTGCGCTACTGAAATCTAATTCGGTGATAATGTATCTTAAGACATCGGGGCCGTCATCGTCTACTTTCAACGGTTCCTCGCGGTAGGGCTTGCCCTCTTCAAAAGGCAGCCATCGGTACACGCCAATTTGGCGAATAAGCTCTTTGCATGTATTAAATATCACAACACGTGGTCGGTTGTCTATCTGGTCAACCATACGCTGGGCGACGAGATCGAGGCCGAGCTTCACACTCTTGTTGGCCCGTTTTGTCGATATATCGTATTGGTCGTACTCGATACGCTCCTGCGCGTCGTGGTCGGAGACCGTCCAGAGATACTTTTCCTCGCCAGATAACGCCTTGATTTTCGCGGCGTGGTCCTTGATTAGCGTGTTCGTTTTGAAGTACTCGCGGTAGATGTAGAGCCTGCCATCGGGATCGACTGCGCCCCAGAGCATGACGAAGGGGTGGATGGTGCCGAAGTCTATCCCGCGCACGCGCTGCCAGTCCTTGGGAATCTCGAATGGCTTGCACGTGTGCTTGTCGCGGTGGAAACCCTCGTAAATGATACCCTCAGCGGCCACCCACAGACCCTTGATACGTCGATCGTACCACATGCCCTCGGGTGTCGTGCGCTTGACGTTCTCGATATATTCCTCGGATAAGAAGGTATTGTCTTCCAGCCCGAAATGGAACGACTTCATCACGACCTTGCCCGCGCTGTTCTTGAGCCCGGATTGGTCGATGAAATCGGTCTTCACGTGATGATAGGGGTGGTCGGGGTTGGTATCCCACAAAATACGTGCGCCGTCTCCCGAGCAGCGGTTAAACGCCTCGATAATGGTGTTCGGGTGCTGGTTAGTGACTTCATTGCCGTACCAGCCAAAACCAGTCATTCCCGTCATGGTCTTGTACGAGGTCTCGGAATCCGCACCAAAGCAGTTCATTTTGTGCTTGCCCAGGTCAAATCTGCCGTACTGATCGAGCCTTATATTACGGCCCAACAGGTCTTGCAACGGAGATACGATATTACGTTCCAAACTGCCGAGAGTCCGGGCCGTGATTATAAAATCTCGCGACGGAGAAGGAAGACCCCCCACGATCTGCACTGCCCAAATAAAGTTGTTTATGTACGTTTTGCCAGAGCGCACCGCTCCCTGTGAAATCAGATGATATGGTTTTACGTTGTAGCTGTAAGCCAGTACCTGACGTTGCTTACTCGTCAGTGATAGGTTCTGGATTCCTTGCAAAGTATTCTGCCAATCCGTCGTTGATTTGTGCGAGTTGTCCATCGACAACGTGCTCGATTTGCTGTTTTTGCCGCCATATCTCTGGACGACGATTATTAAGAGTGTATATGCATGCCGTGGTATTCCCTGGCATGTGTTTGTGATAAATAGTCGTGACCATCATTTTTCCGTTAACGAGATTTTCAACGGATTCTTCGTAGTCGTAGCCCAGAGCTCGCTGAAATAGCGCCGATTCCACCTTGTCGTCTATTTCGTTCTTGCCCTTATTCAGCGCCTCGGCAAACTCTGGATGCTTCTGCTTCCAGAGGTGGAATGTCGATTCCGCAACCCCTATCTTTGCCGCCATCTCTTTGTCGACGATGCCCTTGCGGGACATGTACTCGGCGGCCAGAGGCCACCCCTTGTTGTATTTCGTGGGCCGTCCCGTCTTCTTTGGCGCTTTCGTCTTCACTTTTGCCATGCCAAGAGTATAAGGCGAGCGCCGGGGGTTTTCAAGCGGGGGATTCGTCCACAAACAATGGCATATCGACCTCTTTCAGTTTCCTCTCCGCGTCTTTCAGATTTTCTACCGCTACATTGTAATATGACGGCTTTAGCTCGATTCCTACAAACTTCCTGTTAAGCTTTACCGCCTGATATCCCTCCGAACCTATGCCGACAAACGGAGAGAACATCAAGTCACCGGGAGCACTCCAAAGCTTGATCGCTCGCTCGATCACGCCAAGCTGCAACGGGCATAGATGCTTTTCGTCGTCTTCATCTTTGGCCCCGCGCACCCTCAATACATCAGTTTCAAGTATCCCGTCCGTCGCCTGGTGCCGTGACGGGTAATTATGCTGTGGCGGCCCGGTAGTCTCTGAGTTGAAGTCCGGCATCCCGCGATACCAAACCGGCGATGCCCATTCGCACCATTCATCTGCCGTTATCCATCCGCCGTCCGGATTCCATCTCGGATGCGTCCCGGATTCTATCGGCTTCACGTTCTCCCCCGGCTTCTTGAATATTAAAAGGTAATCAGCAAGCGCGGGCCGACATGACGCCGAATCCCTCGAAAGCGTCTTGAATAGTAACGACGCCTCTTTAGTTCTTGACGCCTTCAGCATCGGGTTTTTGTCAATCGTGACTTCGGAATAATAGTACCATCCCGCATCTTGCATGTTGCTGATTATCTTGCCGCGGAAGTCTCTCAGCCCGACATATCCAGACTTCCCTTTGAATGTCGGCTCCTGCGTTATGTGTATAGCCGCTATTCTACCCGGCAATGTAATACGCAACATCTCCGACATGAGGAAAGAGAAATGCCCTATCAACTCTTCAATGTCTGCCACGTTGCCGATATCCCTCGGCGAATTTGTATAGGCATACATCCCCGGAAATGGAGGAGAGAACACCGACAGCCCGACCGTTTCTGGCCCGATCTCTTTTATCCTTTCGCACGAGTCTCCGAGTAATAGTTGCCACCCGTCGCCGCTTGTAGCATCGGTCCTGTACTCCATAACATTCCTCTCCGATTTGTTTTCAAGATTTATATATTCGCTCATATGCTTGATGATATTCGCAAACATCCCTCGCGCCTGTTCTTCTTTTCGCTGGATATTCTTTAGTACTGCCCCCTCTGTGGTCGCCGTGATCACGTAGACGTCTACCTCTCGCTTTTGGCCGAACCTCCAGCATCGCCGGACTGCCTGATAAAATTGCTCGTATGAATCGGACAGCCCGACGAATACGACCTTATTGCAATGCTGCCAATTCATACCCCATCCTGCAATCGATGGCTTGCTTACCAGCTTCTTGACTTCGCCCGTCGAGAATCCCGCAAGCATCTTTGCCTTGTACTCGGCGTCATTGCTACCCCGGACCTCGACGGCGCCGCGAATCGCTTTCGCCAGCATTTCGCTTTCTTTGTTGAGATCGCACCAGATCAAAACCGCATCGTCTATGCTGTTTGCAATATCTGCCGCCGCTTGCACGCGATCTGACAAACTTTTGGACCGCGCCCGTCGTCGATCGAGAAGCCCTTGCGCCTCAACACAAAACAACTCGCCTTCAAGCACGTGCCCGTCAACCGTTATATTATGCATGTTGAGCGCCGGCAAAATAAAATCACCGTCATCAAATCCGATATCAGACGGCTTCCGAATCGCCACCGTCCAGGAAGCCATCCACCGCCAGAAGTCATCAACCGCATGGCCTTTTAATCGCCACTCATGTGTAGTGTTGCCGTCCTGCTTGAAATACAAAGCAATGATCTCTTTGCCGGTCATAATGTCGAGGAATTCGCTATGATTCGTTAGCTCTATAAGATCGTTTGGCGCTGGCGTCGCCGTACATGCCAATCGGTATTTGATTGTCGAAGAAAACTCTGTCAGCGCCTTGCGAGTCTTGCCATCAAACGATTTCAGTATGCTGCTCTCGTCAAGAACGATTCCCGCATAATCCGTCGGATCATAATAATGCAGCCGCTCATAGTTGGTGATGATAATTCCCTCGTGCCCTTCGCGGCCTGTTCTCGCATGCTTGACGTCAATCCCAAACTTGCCCGCCTCTCTGACCGTCTGCTCTGCGACAGCCAAGGGAGTCAAAATCAGGACGTTGCCCCCGGTATGCTCGCATATTTTGTGCGCCCATTCTAATTGCTGCGGTGTCTTGCCGAGTCCGCAATCCTCGAACATGGCCGCACGGCCACGCATGAGCGCCCATCGGACAACTCGCTTTTGCCAGTCGAAAAGCATCGGATTCAAATCATCAACCGATACATCTATCCCCACCGGCTCCACTTTCATCTCTTTGTTTTTTAGAAACTCCTCATACTCATCTACGATTTTAATATCCATTTTGCCTCCACGACCAATATACCTAAAATGGCATGGTATGACAATAGCCGTGTGATTTGCCAGTCAAAAAAATATGGGAGGACTCCCTCCCTTGCAAACCACTACACACCCGTTACCTACTCCCCGAAAAAAAGCGAGAATACAGCAACTATTTTGTCTATGCCTATGGTAATACCATAAGGTTTGGGCTATATTATAGACATGATTAACAAGGAGCACGAAATGAAAGCAGCAAAGCACTTTAGGGGAACATTGCAAAACGGCGTAGTACAAACATTTGTATTGTCTAAAACTGATAAATTGGTGTTTTACGGATGTGCACTCGCGTTGAATAAGCAACAGGCAACCAACTTGAGAAAATCATCTGGCGACGACGGTTTCGCGCTTGCAAAAAAGTATTGGGACAGATAGGGCAAGGGCATAAAGGCGAGAATTCCGCCGGGCTCCTTCGGGAGCCTGCCGCTCAACCTATTTTCAAGGAGTCCAAAATGATAGTCAAAACCTTCGAGAACAAAGACCTCGGCCTCAAGAGCCATGTGTCTATGATGCTGCTGAACAAAAAAGCGCACTACACGGTTGACATCTTCGACACCGTCGAGAAACATTTCCTTGACGACGATGTCAAGGTATTCGTCGATAAAGCCGATGCCGTATCGACCGCACGATCCGCTATCGCGACCGTCGAAGTGACCATATGAGCGGCACCGGAGGAGTCAAGGACTTGTCCGTCGGCGGCTCGGTCTACCGGATGCGCTATTACTCGGAAGACGCCTACAACGTCTACATCGTCGTCGGCCAGGTCGAGATCGATGTAACCGACGCTTGCCAGGAGATTTACATCAAGCGTAACGGCGAATTCGTGTGGATTATCGATGCTATTCTGGATTTTGGGGAAATCAAGCAAGCGCTAAGCTGCGTATAAACACCGAACCGGCGAGCAATCGCCGGTTTTTTTATGCCCAAATCCTAGCCCCGATGTTTCTTATTCCAGAGCACGAGCTCCCGGATCCTGGCCATGTTCTTCCCGATGTCGAAGACATGCCGCCTCGCCATCTTCCCCTCTTTGCACTTCGGACATTCCATGTCCGTATGGTCGGTGTCGTCGTTGCCCTCGATCACGGTAGCGCAGAGCGGACACCCGTACTGGCGGCTCTTCTTGACCATGTAGCCGTGGACCTGGGTCTCGGGATCGTCGCTCTCGATGAAGTTATGGCCGATCTTGCCCTGGGCATCGGGTTCGGTCTCGATGACGAACGCGCCCACGCCCGCGAGGTATCGCTCCGTGGTTTTCTTCATCCAGGCCTCTGACCGGCCCTTCGCCTTCAGGCCCTGGGAACTGATGAGTTTGCCCCAGGAGATCGTCGGCAACTCCGTAATCGATCCCGGTGGCACGACGTACACGGTCTTGCCCATGAGCCGGCACGCACTGATCGTATTCTTTTTGTAGTAGAGCAGGATCTGAGTCGTCTGCAGCCCGTTGTTGGTGGTCACGAGTTGTCCCTGATGCCTATCCCCCCAGGGCTTGCCGTCGTTAGGTGTCACATGCTCCTCCCACTCCATGGGGATCGTCACTGGAGGCGCGTTGCCGGTCTCGAGTACTTGCTCGCCCTTCTTCACGGTGTAGTCGGTAAATCGCTGTTTTTCCTTGGTCATGGCGTAGTCGCAGCCCACGAGGAAGAACTTTCCGTATCCGAGTCGGTCCGCTACGAACAACTGGCACGGTGGGGAGCACGCGAACACGGTGACCTCGGTGCGGATGTGGAGCCTGAACTCGGACTTGTCGCGTGCGCCGATCCTGTCGCTGTACATATGGCGTTGCGTCGTGGCATAGAAACTATCGGTGCGGCCCAGGTTCTGCCGGTACAGCAGCACGTCGTTAGGCCAGTTCGCGATCAGGTCAGGCCAGACCGCGGGGTGGGTCACGAGCTTGGTCCTGGTCCTGGCCCAGTCCACGCCCTCGAAAGTTGCCCACGACTCGAACGGATCGAGGGCCATGACATGGGTGGGTTCGACGCCGTGATAAATCAACGTCGCCGCATGGGACGGTGAGCAGACGATGCCTCCCTTCCACTGCCGCATGTTCGGCAGCGCGTCGTCAAGACTCGGTCCCGAGCCAATGATCAGCACCGGCTTGCCGTCGGACTTGGGTTCGGCATCGAGGTCTCGGGCTCGGCCCTGGCGGATCAATTCCAGAATGGGAGCGAGATTGCGCCCGCTGTTGTACTCCTCGTGAATCAGCTGCTTGGTCTTGGTGCCCTGATTGTATGCCTCGGACTGTGAGCGGATGCTGGACTCGTTGTTGCCGGGTTCGCTCAGATCACCCGTCTTTGGAATCTCTACATCTACGGTCCCTGGTCCCGTGGGCTGGGTCTCGCTGGACTGGACATTGTCAAAGTTGGGTTTCTGCGTACTCATAGTAGACCTCCGGGCCGCGGCCCTGTAATATTTTATGCTCCATGAACATCTCGACCAGCTCAA